GGCTGCCCTGCACGTGATGCTTTTGTATCGCACCAGTGTATGCCACCCCAGCGGAGATCAATCCGCAAACCCATTGCTAGTAGGCAATGGCCCATCGGCGTTTTAGTGTAACAGCGCCGAACTGTGCTGATTGCTCTAGATGGGTCCCACTAACCGGATCCTTCTCCACTTGAAGGTGAAGAGGGTCGGGGTGGGGTTCTCCATTTAAAAGTGACAGCTCACTAACGGTCTGATTCTCATCTGACCGATCAGTAGAGAGGCACTTAGCTAGCGCAGCCCAACCATCCAGTTCATCAGGACGATAAACTGGCCCAGGGACCCAGCCCTTTATTTCTAGGCGCTGGTAATCTGAGTTCCATCTAGAGAATTGATAATTCTTTGGATGGAATTCATAACCTTGGAAACTGGTTCGGCCAATCATGGCAGAATTTTTCCCTACGTAGGGCAGAGGCCCTAAGATACGTTCAATGATTTGAAACATGAACGTGGCTGTCTTCCAGTAACCTTTCTCATAGAAGAGGTTAGCTGTGGCAGTCCAGGAGATAAGTCTGTCTGATTGTCGCTTGTTCTCAGGGCGCAACTTGCGCAAATATGTAGGTGTTACCTCATATCCCGCAAAAGCGTCAACACCACAAGATTCTCGAAAGTATCCACTTACGAATGTCTTGTGCGCGTTTACTTTGCAATTGTACTTTTGCAAGTATTCGAGAACAATTTCCGCATTCGCGGATGGGACGATAATATCGTCACCATACACGTACACACAATCAGATACATTATAAATGTTTCGTTGTGTGTAGGAAAGGCTTTTGCTCTCCAGCATAGCGACTATACAAATAGTATAGAAGTACATCGCTTCCACTGGAAAACAAAGAGCAGAGCCCATCGATGCAAATTTCAGAAGAGGACCAATAGTCCTCCCATCTGGAAGATGCGCTCGGGTCGAGCGACAAGCCAAGATCGAATCATGAAGATCAGGATTCGCCTTGAACATCTCCATAGCAAGCGATAGAGGAACTCTATCACTAGCTTCGGAGAGGTCAATCGTTGCTAATCGACCAGTCCTCGAACCTGTCAGAGCCATTCGTTGATTAAAAGACTGTTTACGGAAATTAATCCGTTCACGAGTCAACCAGTAGGTTTCGATTTTATCATAAAGATAATCTCGAATACCTTGCTGCACATATTGCATGCAAGCTGGTTCGATGGCAATGACACGGGGAGATTTCAGCGTTTTTGGGACTGTAACAACCCTAACAGGTTGTTCATCGTCCTCTGTGACGATCGATACAATTTCGAGCTCCTCAGAATTGGCATCCAACCCCGTAGGGTAGGCATTGCCAAGTAGAGGGAAATAAGGCTCGAGACGATCGTGCCAGCGTCGCCAAACGTACTTTTGGTTTCCCAAAATTCGTTCGGCAGTTGTCCCAGGACCATGCTTCGGAACAATAAGGGAAGGGTCAAAATCCCTAACCATATTGTCCCAGAGCAAATGAGAAACAGCCAAAAACTTGGCAGTGTCCTCAACTGGAACCGAAAACGTTCTGAAATCTTGCTCGATTTCATAAAAGTTGTCGATGGCGGCTTGGACCCTTTGCGGGGTACATTCCAACTCCACTTTGCTGAAGCACCGACATATTTGTCGTATAGCCTCAACAACAGTAGGAATATCATCGGCAACACCATCAAGTGGTCTTTTACCATTTGGGGGTTCATATGGAATCACCTTTCCTGTCTTTCGGTCAAAAATTTGACTGATCATACCTTGCAGAAATGCAGGGATTGATCCGTTCTTCTTGAAGTTTCGGAAGAGCGCTGAGTCAATATTCCCTAGTGCTAGGCTTCTCTCGAAGTCCTTAGCATATTGGGGAAGGGTAATCGTCAAAAACGATATCCCTTCATTTTTGACCCGTGATTTAATTGTTTCTAAATCACGAAAATCAAAGACGTCAGCGGAACACTTGGTAGATGCATCAAGATAGATGTTCTCTACCAACTCCAGGTAGTCACTTGCGTTTATACGCTCGTAGCTTTTCACGTAGCCTCCTCATTCGGGGGTCAACGGTCTAGCCACTACGTACGCAATTAGTCAGCGCAAAAAGCGCTGACAAAGTCAACACCATTTTGCACTTAAAGGTGCACTTGGGACCAGGAAGCTAATCAGGCTTCCAGAGCGTAGGACAATCGAGTTCTCTACGTTGGATTTTGTGATTATGTTCTTCTATCAGAGACTCCTGTTCAGGAGTCAAGGAAGTAAGCGCATAATCAACCTCCAACGGAAAGTTCATTCGATCTAATTGTTCCAGAAGAGAAGTTAAATCCTCATTGGAAACAGAACTACGTTCTTCGGCTAAATTATCAGACATAGAGTTAAGACTCCTGTCCGAATAATTTTCCAAGTGCAGTGCTGTCTAGCCAGGTTTTAAAACCGGCTATTTGGTCAACCACATTGGTAGAGGTAAACCCATAAATGGGTCTATCAATAACAATGTAGGTGCTAAGCGTGTCCCAATCGTTGGATGAATCCAACACATTGGTAACGATAGCCCGTTGATCGACGCGCACGTTTGTTCTGATCCGTTGCCCTGAGAGTTGATGTTTTATATTCAACGTCCAGAGCTGATCAGATGTCTGATACTGGGCAGAAGTGCCCTGTTGAGACACGCGTGGCATCGATTTTGCGGAACCAGCGACGGTGATGACTTGTGGATCTGCGAACATATGTGGTTGACTCCTTCGAGTTAATTGGGAGTTTAACCCAGTTCGTAGTTCATTCTTTTCCCAGGAGAACAAACTGTGGAATTGAACTGGAGGATGTTTCTGAGCAGGTCTACCTCTTACGAGTTATTCCTAACGCGCTCAGAATTGATAATCGCTTGGGACTTAATTGATCCCAAGTGAGGCCAAAACCGTAAGGATTATCGGCACTAACTCTCTGTTTAGACGCGAAAGCGCGTGTAAACCGAAGAGTCTTATGTCCGGTCACTAAGGGCAGTTTAATCTCGATTGTTCTGCTCTTAATAAACCGGCAAGTGACAAAGAAATAGGCCGCGGCAACTGAATCTTCGTAGAAATCGGTCAACCGTTGGATCTTAGATCCGACAGGAAGAAACCAATCTACTAGCCACGACCAAGGAATGATTTTCCAAATGTGATAGGGGTTGAGCTTAAGCCCATACAACTTCTGCCATTGACGGATCCGATTAAGAACCGTCGTATAGCTAGGAAGTGTACTATCAAATTCAGGGAGGTAAAACCGAAACTTTCCACTCGCATGCAGAGACATAGTCTCTGTTTCAATAACGCGAATGGAAGGCGGACTTAAGAAAAAGTCCGACGGAAAAGATACTGGAAAACACGGCAACGCATAACTTA